GTGCAGCCGATCCCTGAAAGTGGCACGGTTGTCATGTACCGCATTGTGGCGCGGCGATGACGTTCGCTGAGCAAGTCACCGCTTTCTCTCAAAGGACGGAACGCCGACTTGCTCGCACGGTATCTGGTGCTGCAACCAAACTCGCCACCAATATCGTCAAGGCTACTCCAATTGACCTACCTTTTGGTATGCACGATCCAAATAGCGTAGGGCGCGCTAGAGGCGGATGGGTTGCCGGTTTTGATTCTAATTTAACATCTAATGATACAGGGCTTGACCCGAACGGAGCAAGAACTATCTCCGTTGCTTCGCAAATGTATGCCGTATATTCTCCGCGTGTCCACACGACACTCTATCTCGTCAATACCGTAGGGTATATTGGGAAACTAGAATTTGGCGGGTATAAATTTGCAGATGATAGGCGGGTAAAGACGCTCCCCACCGGCTTTTCTTTCCAAGCGCCTTACGGCATGATGCGCGTCAACGCTAAGACGTGGCCCGCCCTTGTCTCCAATGCCGCGCGTATGGCGAGGACAGTCAGATGAGTTTGAAGGCTATCAGAAACGCCTTGAACGCAAGGCTGAATACACTGCCTTCGCTACCGAACGTGGCGTGGGAGAACATCGCCTTTACGCCTAAGACCACGGAAACGCATTTGCGGGTCAACTTCTTGCCCGCGCCAACACGCCCTGCTGCGAACCACAAGAGTGCCATGGACTTCGAGAGTGGCATCTATCAGATAGATGTCTATTCGCCTCAAGACCAAGGGCCAAACCCCGCTTCGGATGTGGCTGAGAGCATCAGGCAGCATTTTTCACGGGGCAGCACTCTTGTGAACAGCGGTATCACTGTGAATGTCGAGGCGACGCCAAGCATGACGTTGAACGACCGTGAAGGTGGTTTTTGGCGGGTGCGCTTGACTGTCCCGTGGTTCGCCTACGTCCCGACTTCTTAACGCATTGACTTGCGCCAAAACATTCAATTATACGTGGAGCCGTATAAGTTTTTTAGCGGCAACGCATTTTTTGCCGCCCTAAGTTCTTAGGAGAACAACATGAGCGGTTCAATTGCAGCGGGCTCGCTTACTGAAATCGGGTATGTTGCCGAAAGTGTTTTTGGCTCCACTCCCGTTAGTTCTGCTTTTCAGCGCATCCGTGACGTAAGTTTTTCAGTCAATCTTCAGAAGGAAGCCTACCAGTCTGAGGAGCGTCGCTCTGACCGTATGCGCCAGGATATCCGCCATGGGTATCGCTCGGTAACTGGCGATATTGTGGGCGAACTTTCGCAGCAGTCTTGGGATGACTTTATCCAGGCAATTATGGGCGGCACTTGGGCCTCTGGCGCTTCAGTCAATTTTTCAAGTGTCGTCTCTAATTCCGCTACAAACCGCATCACTTGCGGCTCTGCAAACTTCCCGACCAACGGTGTGCGCGTCGGTGATGTGTTCGCGGTCAGCGCAACTCCCGCCGTTGCTGGTTTGACCGATCGCTTCTTCACAGCCCTGAGCGTCGGCGTTTCAACCATTGAAGTGGAACCCGGCACTATCGGAACGACCGCAACCGCTTCCGCCGTTATTCGTGTTGCAGGGCAGAAGGTGGAAATTGGGACCACCTATCGTTCTTTCACTATCGAGCGTTGGCTGACCGACCGCAGCCTCTATCAGCAGTTCAAGGGTGTGCGCTTCAACCAGATGACCATTTCGGTCCCTGCTTCGGGCCTAGTTGGCGTGACCTTCGGCGTCATTGGCCAGGATGGCACTAGCTTTGGATCGTCCGTTGCTTCTTCTTACACCGCAACGCCGCAGACTACTCCGTTTGCTGCCGTGAACGGTGAACTTTACGAAGGCGGCAGCGTGCTTGGCCTCGTGACCGCTGCGGAAATCACGGTCAACAACAATATGGCCGGGCCGCAGGTTGTCGGCACCAATCTCACGCCTGACCTTCTGTTCGGTCGTTTTGCTGACGTGACGGGGACAATCACCATCCTCTTCACCAACGCCACGATGCACAACAAGTTCGTGTCTGAGACTGAAAGCACGCTGATTCTGCGTTTGCAGAATAAGGACGCGCTTGATAGCACAACTGAGTTTGTCAACCTGATCCTGCCGCGCATCAAATATAGTGGTGGCGATGTCGATGACAGCCCAGATACCGGCATCACCGTGACCATGCCTTTCGTAGCCCTCAAGCCACTTACGGCAAATACGGCGCAGGGCACGTCCTCTATTGTCATCCAGCGAGGCAACGGATAAGCCTCAATCGTATTTTGAGAAAATAAGAGGCGCCGAAAGGCGCCTCTTTTTTTGACTTGACTTCACGAAGTTCTTTAGCCAAAACAACCAAACACCCTCAATGACCTAGGAGGTCTTGCTACTCATGTCCCTTGACGCCCTCGCCGTCGATGTCTCCAACGCCGTCCCCGTCACTATTCTACACCCAAAGACGCGCCAACCGCTGCGCGATGCAGATGGCAAGGAAGCCTTTATCTCCGTTGTCAGCCTAGACAGCCCTGAAGTGCAGCGGGTGCAGAAGGCGGCACTCAACAAGCGCCTCAAGATGCGTGGGCGCGTCACTATGACGGCTGATGAGCTTGAGGCCGAGCGGGCTGAGGCGCTGGTTGCCGCTACGAAGGATTGGTATCTGATCGGCCTTGACGGCACGCCGCTAAATGTGCCGCTATCTGATACTGCTGCACGCACCGTCTATACCGACCTGCGTTTCTCGTGGATCAAGGAGCAGGTCAGCGAGGCGCTAGACGACCGCGCCACGTTTCTTTGAGGATAGCCTAGACCTTCTCAAAGACCACGCGGAAAGTTATTTCGCGCTTAATTTGAAGAAGGAAGATGGCACGAGTGAGGTTGACAGCCTCACTCGTGCTTTAGGCGTTTTATCTAGGAGAAACGATCCAGCTTCACGGCAGCAACGCCTTGAACTGGAGGCGAGGCTTGATATTCCCCCAATGCCTGAAGAATTTACTTTTGCGTGGGGAAGTTTCTTTGACTTGCAGGCAACGCGGGGCTCAAACGGCTTTTCGCCAAATCCTTTGACATATTTGGAGATTGAAGCGTATATAAGGTTATCAGGCCGTGTATTGCTTCCATATGAGATACGCGCTATAAAAGTTATTGACAGCGCGTTCCTCAATGCTCAAGCCGACCTTGCCAAAGCAGCGAGGGCAGCGAAGGACGCGGCAAAGAAATCCGAAGTTATGCCTGCGCCAAAGAGATCGACTAGACGGGGGTAGGGTTGTCGGATTCAGTTGCTAATCTTACAGTCAAAGTTGATACCAAGTCGGTCAGCGCCGCAGTTCAGGCGTTGGATAAACTTGCGGCGGTTGCGGCTAAGGTAGAGAAGTCTGTAGGTAATATTGGCGCGGCGTCTGCAAAGCAATCTCAGTCCGCGCAGTCTCTTGAAAAGTGGGCTTCAAAGAGCGAGAGCGCGTTCGCAAAAATGGAAAAGCGCCTCGAAGAAGGCGCCAAGAAATATGAGCAGGTTACCCGCCTAGTTAACAAGCACGCATTATCAGAAGGTATGCGCGCGGACACTATGAACCGCGTTAATCGTGCTTTTGAGCAGTATAACCGCGTGGCAAGCAACGTCAATGCGACTACGATTCAGATAGACCGGGCAACGCGCCGCTACAATCAAGCGATTGAGCAGACTAAGACGGGCATTGACTCTGTTATTAAACTTGAGAACCAGCGCGCAACGGAGGCTAAGAAGAACGCGGCGGAAGCTGTGCGCGCGGCGAAAGAAGCGATGCAGGGGTCTCGCGCCGTTTTTCGGCAGGCCGGTGGGTATCAGAGCCTGATTGACCGACTTACATCCGGTGGAACAGGGCGGCAAAATGATCTCGCTTCTTTCTATGCGGATCAGGAAAAGAAAGCGACTGCTCAGATTGACAAATCGGCGCGTGCTTTACAAGCCAAATTGCAACAGGCGCAAGGGGCTGCCCAAGGCATCATTTTGCGCGCAGGTAGGCAGCTTTCGCCCGAAACAGGGGCTGGCATCATACGGCAAGCAGAAGTGGCCTTAGCGCGATATACTTCGGCACTGAATACCCACGGCGTAAAGAGCCTTGAGGCTGACAGGGCTGCGGGCGCGTTCAAGGCAACCATGCGGGGGCTGAGCAGCGAAATTGCCCGCGTAGGAGGGTTGCTACCTCGCATCAGCGATAATGCCCGCGTCTTCTCGGCGGCTTTTGGCGCTGCCAATGCTTCGTTGGGCGGCTTTAGTCGCGTTGTTTTCAGCACCACTGCCGCTCTTAGCGCGCTTTCAGGCACCCTCGCGTTGCGTGAGATCATTCAAGCGGGCTTAGAAATTGATAAGTTTGTTAATACGCTAAAAACCGTTTCAGAAGGCTCTCTTGGTTTTCAACGTAATCTTAATTTCCTTTTTGAAGAAGCAAACCGAGTTGGCTTTGCTGTTGGCGATGTAGGCAACTCTTTTGCGCGCCTATCTCTAGCTATGAAGGGCGCAGGCTTCCAAGGCGCAGAGACACGAGAAGTCTTCTCTGAGTTGGTAGGTGCCTCTCGTAACTTCGGACTTTCTTCTGCTGAGACAATGGGCGTCATCCGCGCTCTTGAACAGTCCATGTCCAAGGGCAAGTTCATGGCTGAAGAAGTGCGAAATCAAATGGGCGACCGACTTCCCGTGGCTATGGCGGCACTTGAACGGGCTGTCACTAAGGTTGACGGCAAGCAATCTGATTTGAATAAGCGTTTTGAAGAAGGCACAATCGATACAAGACGCTACGCAGTAGAATTTGTTCGACAGATTTATGCACTTTCTGGTGGCGCGGAAACCCTCAACCGCACGTCGCAGTCTGTTGGTTCTGCGTTCGGCAGGCTCACGACCGAATTGACTAAAACCAATATGCTTTTCAAGGAAGCAGGTTTTGATGAAGCGTTAATTTCTACTACCGACCAAATCCGCAAGTTGATTGAAACCGCCCGTGAATCTGGCGCGGTTGAAGTCCTTGCTAAGTCGCTTGTAACTCTAGCCAATAACCTTGATTTGGTGGCGGGGGCGCTTACTGCGTTTGCCGCTGTTGGTTTCGTTCGTATTCTAACGGCACTAGCATCTAAGTGGGTAGCCATCAGCATCGCCGTTGCAGCGGTTGGTGCGGGTATCGCGGGTTTGATGCGCGGCCCTGCGAGAGACTTGGATCAATTTGATAACGCAGTAAAGCAGTTTGACAAAACATACGCGAATTTGTCCGACCGCATTACTGCGGTAAACGCCGCTTTGATATCTGGGACTTCGCGAGCGGCTTCGAGTGCAGAAAGTGATTTCGAAAAGCTGATTACTTCTTACAGGAAACTTGGGTATGAGGCTTCCAAGGCGCTGGTTATGGCGCTCAAAGTGCAGGAAGAAGAGGCCAAGAGGAGTGTAAAAGAACTTGAAACTCGGATAGAAGAGGCTCAGAATCGCCTTTCTTCTATCATGCCCAAAGCGGAGTTTTTTCAAGTTGTCAGTTCCTTACAACAAGCAGCAGGGGCGCTCCCTGCGTATAACACGCAGATTAGTAAGGCTGTAGAAAACCTAAACGCTTGGTATGAAAGTGTTAAAAAAGGGGAAATGCCTCTAGCGGATTTTGTAGAAAAACTTTCTAAAATTCAATCAGAAATGAAAGTTATTATTGAAAAAACACCAGATGGTTCAGGCGCGCTATCCGCGTTCTCTAACGCAGCAGCAAATTTTATAAAGATTATCCAAAGCCCCGTCAATTTGCAGAATATCGGTAACGCTATTTCTGAAGTTCTCCGGTTAACTGGATTGCTTGGCATAGCCCAACAAGGCTTACAATCTCTTACTTCGATCCGCCAAAATATTGAAGGTGGTCGTCCCTTAGAAGCAATTCCCCCAGTAGAAAACCTGCCGATGGCTGCGGGGGCACGAACGCGACTGAGTTTTAGCGGATATGTTTCAGTTAAAGAGGCCCAGGATTTAAAGGCTGGTGAAAAAGTTCTCCAAGACGCATACCGACAAACAACCAAAGACACTAAGGCTGTTGTCGATACAACTTTGTTTTTGGAGCAAGTCAGAGCGGCGGCTGCTGCGAAAATACCGGGCGCACAGAAAATCCTCGATGATTACAACGAAGCACTTGCTAGGAACGACAAGAAAGCGTCTGGCGCCGAAAAAAGCCTCCGTAAATATACTGAGACTTTGGAAATCGAAATACAAACGCACCAAGGTCTATTGGATGCCTACAAGCAAAGCACGCTTGCAGGCGAAGATATGGAAGTGCAGATCAAGGCGCAGACCAAGGCGCTCGACTACGGTGTTAAAGGGTCCGAGGCTTATAAAAAAGCACTCGCTGCCATCCTGCCCTTGATGCGTGAACGGACGCAGCAAGAAAAAGATACTGAGGCCGTAAAAGCCAACACCAAGCAGCGCGAAGACGAAATCGCCCTACTCGAAAAAGAGCGCAGCCTTCTTGGCGAAAGCGTCGTTTTTCGTGAACAGGAGTTGGCGGCTTTCCGCGCCCGCCAGCAACTTAAAGGCAGCGATCCTGGAGTTGTGGCTGAGGCAGAACAGCTTGCTCGCAAAACTGTCAAACTTCGCGAAGAAAACCAACATCTTGACAATTCTTACAGAGAACTCGCCAACATCGGCGTAAAGGCATTTGAGCAGGTTGGCGACGCCATTACAGAAGCCTTCGCTAAGGGCGAAATCCGCGCCCTCAACTTCGGCAACGTCATTCGTGGCGTCATGTCGTCCATCATCCAATCTATCCTGCGCCTTGGTATTGTAAACCCAATCATCAACTCAATTTTCGCCGGGACTTCGCTCCCGACTTTAGGCGCAGGTCTATCTGTGATGGGCGGCGCTGGCGCTGCGGCGGGGGGTGGACCCGGCATCATGCAGATGCTCGGCCTATCTTCGCTTATCCCCAAGGAGGGAATTTTTGGCTCGTTGGGTTTAACCGGCCCAGGTGGTTTGCTAAGCACTCAGATTTTTGCGCCTTCTGGCGTATCCCCCGCCACAGCATCTTTGTTCATGGATGCGAGTGGTGTTGCTGTCGCTCCCGCTACAGGCGGCCTAACTCTCGGCGGCTTCCTTGGCGCAGCGGGTCTCGGCTTTGGTGCGGGCACCTTCTTGAACTCCATGATAGGCGGTAACCAAACAGGCGGCATGGTCGGCAGCGGCCTAGGCTCTGCTGCTGGCGCATTGCTTGCTGGCGCTGGTCTCCTTGGTCCCCTTGGCCCCATAGCGGCGGCGCTGATCGGCGGTCTTGCCGGTGGCGGCCTCGGCGGCCTCTTCGGCCCCAAAGAATCAAGTAACGGATTTAGCTACGCTATTCGTTCTCAAAATGGCCTCCTCGCCATGACGGATATGTACTACAATGAACAAGGCCGCGCCCAATTCCAAGAAGCCAGCGCCAAAATACCTGCGATCAATGCTTACCTCAAGCAACGAGGTTTGACGGTCTCTGGTGCGCGTGCCGTAGGCGGCAACAAGTATGGTATGGGTAATCTCGGATATGGCGAAGCAGCAAGTTTTGATCAGGCGCTTGCTTCGTTCCAGTTCGCTGCAACAGCCAACGAAGAACTGAACAAGGCTCTATCAACTCGTTCCTTTGCTGGGCCTGAGAAACTACAAGAGTTCGTAGATGGTTTCATCGCCCTGCAAGATACTATTAAGGGTTTGACCGAAGACCCTGTGCCTGAGTTCAAGAAGCAGATGGACGCGCTGATTGACTCTTTTGCCCAGGCCGCTGCCAAAGCACGAGAATACGGAGTCAATGAAGAAGAACTTCTTGCTGCACGGGACAAGGCTATTGCTAAGTTGGAAGAACAGCGTAACCTGTCCTTGCGTGACATGGCGCTTGGCCTTGAGATTCGTCGCCTTACGGCACAAGGCATGGATCAAGAAGTAGAACGAATCCAAATGTCTTATAATGCGCAAAAGGAGATTGAATCTTTCACCGCCTCTATCGACGCGCTAGGCATCACGGCAGAAGAAAAATCTAAACTGTTGATTGCGCTTGAAGAGACACAGGCCATCGAACGTGAAAAAGTCATCAAGGAAAGCACGAAGAATATCCGTGACTACCTAGATTCACTTCGTACAAGCAGCGAACTCTCTGGCACCACGGGCATGGGGCGTTTGACTGCGGCACAAGACCTTTTCAACCGCGACCTTGCCGCCGCACAAGCGGGTGATAAAGAGGCTATAAGTCGGATTACACAATCCGCTGATACATTGTTAAACCTAGCCCGTAGCATTTATGGCTCAACTGCCAGCTTCTACGATATCCGCAACCAAGTCGTACCGGGCCTAGAAGGTTTGGTGAACGCACCCCCTACCTCTGGTCCGCAGTCTTTGATGAACTTGGCGGACGTGCCCCTTGTCTCCGAGGTTCTTGGTGCCCGCCAAGACGCAGCCCTTACAGAGTCTTTGGGCTATAGCCAGCGTTTTGATGAAAAGTTGGCGGCGTTATTGCCAATCGCAGAGGATATCAGAGACGCGGTTCAGCAGGCCAATCAGGACCTATCAACTTCTGTAGGAAGCATAGGTGTTGGGGACTATATGAGTCCAGATTCCAATTCAAGTGGAAGTTTCGGAGGAAGCATAGAGTCGCACGGGACGATGCCTGCCGCACTAGGCGCCGTCATGAAATATGGCCGCGTCACCGCCTACGCCTACGGCGGCATCCCTGACTTCGTAAACTCCCCCACCATGGCGCCCATGGCCCTCTTTGGCGAAGCAGGCCCCGAAGCCATTATGCCCCTGCGCCGTGGCGCTGACGGGCGTCTTGGTGTTGAGGTAAACAGCAACGGGTCTCAGGCTGTAGTGGCTGAGTTGCGGGCTGTGCGAAATGAAATTGTCAACCTACGCGAAACGGTTGATGAGAATGATCGAGATCAAGGTGCCGCCCTAGTTGACGTTGTAAGTGACCTTAGAATACAGATTGGCGAGTTGCGAGAGGAACTTCGGACAACTCGGCTGAGGGCACAATGAGTTCGACCATCACTGTAGCGAGCGCGGGTATTGAGGAGTCGGTTTGGCTCATCGAGATCAACCCCGATCCACAAGGCGTTGGTGATCCGCGCCCCTCTCAGTTGTTCATGCCTTCAGGCGGCCCTATGTCCGCCCTTAATTCTCTAGGCAGCACTATAACCTCCGTCGCCACTATCGTTGCTTCTGATCGAGGCTGGATTGAAGAACCCGGAGATACGGGCGCGCAAAGTGTATACCCACCCCGTATGCTCGAACCACCAGTAGTCGAACGCTCTATACCTGTCTATCCTAGCGACGGGCGACGTGCCCAGATTGATGCTGGTGAATTACGCTTTACCAACGTAGATGGCGCGCTAGACAGTATCGCAGGCGAATGGGCCATTGCGGGACGACGAGTTAAGTTGATCCGCGCTCCACATCGCCGTCCGCGCCATGCAGCGCGTTCTACATGGGTAGAAGTCGCTTCGCTACGAGCCTCAGAAGCCTTTGAAGGTACGGACACGCTGCGAATGCCACTTCGCTCAGCAGCAGCAGATTTACAAGTTGTGGCGAACAACCTATACGCCGGGACGGGAGGGACGGAGGGAAGCACAGAAGCGGAAGGCATAGCAAAGCCAAGAGTTTTCGGCTTTGTCCGCAACATGCAACCTACTTTAATAGATGCAGCTAACCGCGTTTACCAAATCCATGATGGCGCTGTTGAAGAAATTGTCGCCGTGCGTGATTTGGGCGTCAATCTAATTTTCCATGCGGACGTTGGGTCTTACACTTCGCTACTATTGGAAAGCCCTGGAACAGGTAAATACGCATCTAATAAATCAGGCGGATTTATAAAATTACACGCTGACCCCGTATTCCTAACGGTTGATGTTCGGGGGAGCACGGATGGTGGGTACGCATCCACTGCAAGTCTTGCTGCTGCCCAAATCTTGCGAGTAACGGGTGCGGTGACTTCCGCCTCCTCTGGTGCGTTCTCGGCGTGGCCTTCTAGCGAAGTCGGTCTCGTTGTCCGAGAAGGCACCGCCGAAGATGCGCTTAATAGATTGGCGGCAGGGCTAGGTTCAGTTTGGTGGGGGCCTAATTCTCTTGGTAATTTTGAGGGTGACGTTATCTACGACCCCCAAACTGCGACTTCGACTATCGTAATTGAACCTTATATGCAATTGTCGGCTCCCGAAGAAACATCTGGCTCCCTACCTCCTTGGTGGCGTATTCGTGTGGCGTATCAAGAAATAGATGTGATTCAAGAAGGCAGTGATATATCGGAAAGTATAAACTCGGCTACTAGAGACTACTACAGTCGAAAGCGCAGAATAGCTATCGCCACTGACCTTGATGTTAAAGTAAGATATCCATTGGCGGTGGATGGACCGGAGTTTCCTGGCGTTCTCGAATCAAAAACAGCGGCGTCTACAATCGCCCAGAACCTTCTCGCCATCTATAAAGTGCCCCGCCGAACATGGGCCGCGAGGATAGGGCCTCGCGCGGGCGGTATCAATTGGTGGTCTGTGCCTATTGGCTCCACGGTCACTCTGAAATGGCCCGGCATCCCTACTTTGAAGTCTGGAAAAAAATTTATCGTCCGTGGTATCTCTGCTAGAGGCGATGCGGCGGAATTGGAGTTGTGGGGTTAATGGGCACCGTTCTATCTTGGAAGAATTGGGCAGGTCAGAGCGGCGTTGAAGTCACAACGTCGAGCAACCAGCTTGGCCCTGGCGGATTGCTCACGCCTCAAATCCAAGACGTATGGCGTAGTTCTACGTGGAATAGCACAAACAATGCGGTCATAACGGTAGACTTAAAAGAGGCACGCACTATCAGACTTATCGCCTTTGCTGCGCCACGAGACGGGCTTTTACCGTCATCGGGCGCAACTGTGGCAATCACGGCGAGCAATGTCAGCACTTCAGGTTCCGAAGTGCTTAACCTTGCAGCGGCGACGTTTACCCTAAACCCTTGGGGTGTGTGGGGTTGGCGCTCTGTCGCGGGCATTTCCGCGCGCTACGTTCAAATTACCTTTGTCGGAACAGGCGTAGCCTCAAACTCCTATATACAGTTAGGGCGCCTTTGGATTGGCGATGCGCTCATAACCCAATATTCTTACACTTATGGCCAAGGACGATCTTTCCGTGATCCGGGCATCAATAGTAGGGCGGGGATTACAGGCATTCGTTATGCGTCTTTGGGGTTGCCTTACCGTGTAGAGCAAATTTCTTTGCCGATTCTCAGCCAAGCGGAAGGCAATTCTATCGTAACGGCGGGCAGCGAAGTCGGCTCCTCCGGCCAGATTTACTTCGCCCGTGAAGAAGAGTATCTAGGCGAAGGCTTGTTTGGCCACTTTTCAGAAGTGCCCACCGTCAATCGACAATTAGAAGATATGTGGACAACGGATTTTCAAATTGAGGAAGACGCATAATGGCTGTCCCCGTCTATGTAGGCGATCGTGTTCTTGTCAATGTTGTCGTGACTGGGACAAACAACTACTCAATTGCGTCTACTGTCGCGGGATATTTAAGCCCAGAGACAGCAAACATTTCGACTGGTTCAAAAGTGGCGTATGTGGTGGTGGACAGCCTCACCCTCCCGTCTGTTTTTGAAGTAGGCGAGGGCATCTACACCAATGCGGCTACCGACACAATCAGTCGAGACACAATTATAGCTACACATTTGGGCGCCACGGGTGTTCCGTCAAAGTACAGTTGGCCTGATGGGGGATCAAAATATCTATTCCTTGCACCTTCCGCCAAACGATTTGTCATGTACGACAGCGACGGAGGTATGACGCTTAATACCCACCTTACTTTGGTCAGCGGGGAAGTGGCTTCAGTCTCCGTTTCTACACCAGGGGACCGCAACACTGGCCTATTTTTTCCCGGCGCTGATAAAGTCGCCCTTGCCGCAGGCGGTGTAAAAGTTTTTGAAGTCACCCCGACGAGTGTCAACATATCCGCCGCAGTCACGATTACGAGTTCACTTACCGTAGGGCCTTCTCTGACCGTCGCCAGCACTATTACCGTTAATGGCGGCGGGCCTGTTCTTGATAAAACGGGGATTACGAGTGTCGCTGCCTTAAATAACGGCCCGCTTGCAGGTTTTCGCAACGCCATCATCAATGGTGATTTTAATATTTGGCAGCGCGGCACGAGTTTTAGTAACCCTGCGTTTGGTGATTTTGGCGCGGACAGGTGGTTTGTTATCTATGATGGATCGGGTGCTACGCGAACCATCTCGCGTCAGACTTTCACCGTTGGCCAGACGGACGTTCCTGATGAACCTCGATACTTCTATAGGTTCAACCAAAGTGTTGCGGGGACCGGCGGAACATACAATGTTATTCGGCAACGTATTGAAGGCGTCCGCACGTTCGCTGGAAAAACAGTATCCGTTTCTTTTTACGCCAAAGGGGGTTCAAATTTAACTTTACCAAAAATTGAATTTATACAATCTTTTGGCTCTGGTGGTTCCCCTAGCGCGGACGTTTTTACTACAATTATTTTAAGTCAAAGCGTCACGACTTCTTGGACTAAGTTTACTTACAGTGTTGCTGTGCCATCAATCAGTGGAAAGACAATAGGAACAGGTAATGACGACTCCCTTTCATTTTTAATATACGTTCCAGTTAATGCACTTTTCACTTTTGATCTGTCGCATGTACAAATCGAAGTAGGGGCGACTGCTACCCCGTTTGAACGCAGGCCACTTTCAACAGAATTGGCCCTATGCCAACGCTACTACTGGAAGAGTTTCCCGTTAGAAACAGCGCCAGCGCAAAACGCAGGCGTGACAGGAGCTTTTAGTTTTGGTGTCCTACTTGCTAGTGGTAATGCCGCTTATAGCGGGCTGACATTCCCTGTTACTATGCGCCGCGCGCCTGATATGCTTTCATATAACCCTTCCGCTGCAAATGCGCAAGCAAGGAACATTGCAAATAGTGCTGACTTCTCAGCAACAACACTGACATCTACTGAGTGGGGTTTTTATTTTACAGCTACAGCGGGTGCTTGGGCAATTGGAAGTCTATCAAGGGTCCACGTTACTGCTAATGCAGAGTTTACTTGATGATGTATAAGAAAAGAGGTATTTACTTTTATATTTTTTAGTTTCTATATATAGAAGGAGGCCAACATGGCGCTGGAAGAATGGACAGTCCGGGAATTGGCCTCTCAAGGCGCCCTTGCTGGCGGCATGGGTATGCTTGGGCGGATGTTGGCGTTGGCCGCTTCGACCAAACGCCCTATCGGCCTTTGCCTGCTATGGGAAATCCCTATGGCTATCGGTATGGGCGTTGTAGGTAAAGGCATTGCTGACGCTTTCGGCCTAACTGGTTTTTCAAATTTCGCGGTCATCATCGCCGTCTCTTATACCGGGCCTCGCCTAATCGACATCGCCTTGGCTCGCTACGCTGAAGGCAAGTCTATTAAGAACGTCTAAGGAGCAAATTCGTGGTAGCGCGTAAAGTCAATCAGGAAACCATTGAACTCATCAAGCGATGGGAAGGTTTCAGGGCGGAGCCATACAAGTGCCCCGCTGGCGTGGATACCATTGGCTACGGCCATACGGCTACCAAGTCCTTGATGAAGCAAGGCACCAAGATCACGGAGGCTAAGGCGGTCAAACTTCTTAAATCTGACCTTGCCATCTACGAAAAAGCCATTTCTGAAATGGTTCAGGTAGATTTGTCGGACGGCCAATTCGGCGCTCTCGTTTCGTGGTGCTTCAACGTAGGCGTTGGCGCGGCCCGAGGCTCCACACTCATCAAGAAACTCAACGCAGGCGACTACGATAGTGTGCCCAAGGAACTAGCACGCTGGAATAAGGTCGGCAATAAGGTGACACCTGGGCTTGTCAACCGCCGTGCCGCTGAGGCGGGGCTGTGGGCACGCGGCAGCTTCGTGTCTAGCACAACAGGCGAGGAAGTCACGGAGGCCGCAGCGGGCCTGACAGGGGCATTAGCGTCCAATACAACTAAGGGCGCAGCAACCGTCGCCACAATCAGCGCAGCGGGCACAGCGATCTCTCAGGCGGAGCCTGTGCTACAGACGCTCGGCCACTTGTCGCCTTGGTTTGTCGGCGGGCTTATCGTGTTGGCGCTTGTTGCCGTCATTGTTTGGCGCGCGAGGCAGGAATGACCCTTTCAGCGATTTTTGCTCTTTTAACGTCCAAGGTCGGTCGTTTTTTCCTTGCAATCACGGGCGGGGTTATGCTTCTTGCTTCTGCCTACTTCAAAGGCAAACGCAGTGGCGTTGAAGGCGAACGGCAAAAAGCCATAGCTTCCGACCTAGATGCTCGGAGAACACGAGATGAAGTTGACCGCACCGTTGCCACTACTTCTGGCTCTAGTGCTACTGACAGGTTGCAGCAGAAATGGCGCAGGGATTGACGCTTGCGGCCCTTGGAAGCCGATCTACGTCTCTAAGGAGGACAGGTTTACGGAAGGCACAGCAAAACAAATTCTTGCCCATAATCTGACCGGGCAGAAGATTTGCAAGTGGTAAACGCTGACGACTTCGCCCGCACTTGGGTAGAAAGTGGTTTCTCCCCCACCGAAGTTGCAAAAACTCTCGGCATTCATATCCGCAACGTCCATGCAAGGCGCAGCAAGTTAGAAGCACTTGGCTATGTGCTGCCAACCATTACTGACGATCTGACAGACCGCGATACTGCATACCCTTTGCGAGAGAACCACTTTATCGAGGACGGCACCGCCGTCATCGTCAGTGACCGCCACAAATGGCCTGGGGATGGGGTGACAGCGGCAGAAGCAGCACTCTATGCGCTTCTGCCTACCTTGCAGCCTGACTTCTTCGTGATGAATGGCGACCTCTTTGACGGCGCCAACCTCTCGCGCCATCCTCCCTTGGGTTGGGAACGCAAACCCGATGTGAAGTCGGAGCTTGAAGCCTGCCAGGAAGTGCTGGCCAATATCGAAAGGCTTTTGCTGCCCGGAACGCCAAAGTTCTATACGGTCGGAAACCACTGCCGACGATTCGATTATAAGTTGGCCCTGACCGCTTCGGACTATAAGGGAATCAGCGGCTTTCGCCTCCACGACCACTTCCCGAATTGGAAGATGGCATGGTCCTTGCATGTCAATAGCGGTGTTCATGGTGGGCATACGGTCATCAAGCATAAGCATCGCCAGGGCGTCGGCGCTGCCCGCAACAACGCGGTGGTGGCAGGTGTAACCATGGTGACAGGCCATACCCATGCCTTGACGGTGGCACCTATTGAGGACTATCGGGGGCGGCGTTGGGGCGTGGAGTGCGGCTTCCTGAGCCACAAGCGCCATGCTGCTTTTGAGTATGCCGAAGACGGCCCTTCCTATTCGCGGCCAGGGTTTGTGGTCTTGACGTGGCGTGGCGGTGTGCTATTACCGCCTGAGTTGGTTGAAGTAGATGATGCAGGCGTGGCTTGGTTTCGTGGCGACGCTGTGGCTGTGAGCAAACCCAGAGTGAGAGTGAAAGCAACCTATGCAAAAGCCTAATATGACTCCCGTGATTGGCATCTACAGCCCTTACATGCAGGCGGGCAAAAGCACGCTGGCAGAGGCGCTGATCTATGAGCGAGGCTTCACAAGGGTCAAGATGGCAGATGCCCTAAAGGCCATGCTGCGGGCTCTTTTGGCTTACCAAAGCCTTAGAGATGAAGACATTGAGATGCGGATCGAAGGTGCCTTAAAGGCAGAGCCTTCGCCTTGGCTTTATGGCCAGACGCCTCGCTTTGCCATGCAGACTCTTGGGACGCAGTGGGGCCGTGATTGTATGGGCGAAGATTTTTGGGTTGAAGTCGCTTCCTCAAAAATCTATAGCCTTCTTACCGCAGGGCGCCCTGTCGTCATTGACGATATCCGGTTTGAGAACGAATACCATATGGTGAGAATGTTTGAGGCCGGGTTCATGGCCAAGGTGACGCGGCCTGAAGTGGACCCGCAGGCTAATATGGCTTGGTGGCGCAAGCCGTTTACCAAGAAGCCGAGAAGCGAGGGCAACCTGAACGGGAAAACCTTTGACTTGGCATTCGTCAATGACTTCTCTGACGCCAAGGCTTTCACCAAGAACGCACTTGACAAGATCGACCAGTACCTTTGGAATCACGGCATTAAGCCGCGCTGAGGAAAAAACAGATGCCCCGCAAGAGTCAGGAAGTTGCTAGGTCGCAGTTGATGGCGCAGGCTGAGCGCCTTGCCGAAATGGGCATCACCAAGGCTGCTATTGTTTTCTATGACAAAGACGGCGACATGGGTATGTCATATGCTGGAGGTATCAGCAACATGGAACTGGTGTTCGCCTTTGAACAGGCCAAGCAAGTCGTGCTTTCAGGCGAACACGAAGATGATGTAGATGACGATGATGAGTAAGCGTAGCTTAATCAGGTAGAGCGGCCTGCTCATAACAGGCTGGGTGCGGGTTCAAGTCCTGCCGCTTACACCAAATCAAAGGCCAGAAAGATGCAAGAGAAGATATTTGCTATTTTGCGCAAACTCGCAGAAGAAGTGCCGCCAATCAAAAGCTCAAGGGTGGTCGCAGCAGTTGCAAGCGGAAAAAATATTGTTGCTTTTGGTGCCAACCAAATGCGGACGCATCCGTTTCAGGCCAAATTTGGGAAAAACCCAGAGTCTCTTTATTGGCACGCTGAGACCAACGCCATCTATAACGCTTTGCGTGTCCTGGATGTAGACGATCTGAAGAAGGCGGACCTTTATGTGTGTAGGGTCAAATACCTGAGCACAAAACGAGATCAGTTTATCTTGGGCAATGCCAAACCATGTGTAGGTTGCGCTAAGTGCATCACTGATTTCGGAATAAAGCGGGTGTTCTATTCGACTGAAACGGGCTACGAGTGTCTTTGAGGAGGCGTGGCGGAACTGGCATACGCGGCAGACTCAAAATCTGCTGACCTTAACGGTATTGTGGGTTCAAGTCCCACCGCCTCTACCAACAAAAAAAGCCGGGCATTTCTGCCCGGCTTTCTTGTTTTAGGCCGCTTGGCTTTAGCCAGCGACGCGAACGGCGAGGGCAGGACGGACTGCCTTGGCGCCGTATAGAACGTCCACGGCGAAACGCTCCTGCTTGTTGTGGCGGGTCACTTCCATACGCATGGTCAGGCCAGACACCGGATCGGTCATCTGCGAGATGATCGAGCCAAGCTCAGGGCCATTGCCCACGCCAGCCAGCGGACGGTTCACGAAGGCGAAGGCTTCGCGCTGGAAGGCAAGGTTGACCACATGCGAAGCGCGCTTAGCCACATCCGCACCGCTAGAAGCAATCGCCACTAGCGGGGGGCTGATGGAGATAGCGGCCTTGGTGCTGGTGTAGGTGGCGTTAGCCGAAGTCACCACGTAGGTCTGGCTGTTACCAGCAATGCTGAACACGTCGCCCGTCTTCAGGGTGCCCGCGACGGATGCAAGGATATCCAGAGTGGTAGCGCCAGCCGCCGTGGTGGAAGCCACGGTGATGCTCGCAGCGGTGCCAGCGGTGTGCGTGACAACGTTGGTGGACTGATAGAAGTCAAAGCCAAACTTGCGACCAAGTAGACCTTCAATCTTCACGTCCGAGTCGCCGGTCTTCTCTAGGTCCGACATAGCCGGAATCTGAAGAAGCTGAGCCTCAGCATCCGGGTTGAGGACCATGCGGCGATTGCCCATCGGGGAAAGCTGCTTGTTTAGCGCAGCACGGGCGTTGACCACGTCAGCAATGGTGCTGAACGGAGTCTGACCGGCGGTGCCGACATAGCCATACACGTCCACATACTGATTGTGGATATGGCCGTCCATAGAGTTGGCAAGGGCGCGAACGGTCTCGGAGACGTTCATGGGGAGGAAGGACTCGCTCTCCATGATCTCCATGCGCTGCTTGTCAGTGATGAAGAAGGGAACTTCCTTCCACTGGTCAAGGGCAATCTGCACGAGGCCCGGCGTGCTGTCCTGCGCCGAAGCGTAGGTCATGCTGGGGGCGACGTTGGTGGCGGTGAAGGTGTTGCTCACCGGGATGTCGATAGTGGAGCCACGCATCGCGCCTTCGGTGGAGTAATCAAGGTTGACTAGACGCGGCATGACAGCCTGCTCACGTAGAGCAAGAAGGCCACGAGCGAGAAGCCGGGGAATAAGATTTGACAAACTATTGGGCATAGAAATCTCCTGTGCTGCTAGGGTTTACCGGCATTCCCGCCGTTGAAACCCGAAGGATTCCGCGAACCGCGCACAACCCACAGGGCAGGCGGGAATTACTCTCAACCCCACAGGGGCTAAAAATGTAAACACTCTTTTCCTAAGAGAAAGCAAACGTAAAAGTCAATACCTACGGGGTTTTAAGCCCCGTAGGTATGCTTTTTGTTTAGGCCACTACCGCCTTACCTGCCGCAATGGCTTCAAGATTACCACTGATTGCCTTGGCGTCGGTTGCATTGATCTTGACAGGAGCGCGGTCCCCGCCACGGCCATTGCCTCCTCCTCCAGCACCGCCGCCTGACGGCATACCAAAGAAGAACGGATTGGTATCCCGAAGTGACTCTACCCACGTATCAAGTGTGTGCGGGTTGCCGCTACGGTCGATTACGTCAACACCTTCACGCAGGCGCGGCTTGCCGCTTTCGTCATCAAGCACAAACATCTGCTCGGCCTTGATGCGGATATACTCGGCAGCCTCGGGCAGCGCCTTAGCCTTGCTGACGGCGGAGGTTACTTCATAGTTCAGTCGCTCAGACCGCCAACGGTTCTGCGCGGCTTCTGCCCGCGCTGCCGCTTCCTGCGCTGCACGCTCTGCGGCCTCCTTGGCAGCGCGCTCAGCCCCAACCACAGTCTTGGTGCGGCGGGTAAGCACGTCCTCAAACGCCGCTTTGCCACCTTCCACGATCATGCGAAGGTCCGCATCGGCCTGCATCCGCTCCATAAGCTCTCGGGCCTTGGTGATGTCATCCTGGCTGCCCATGTTGCGAATCTGGTTTTCGTATTCCTGGCGCTTCTGGCGCTCAGTCTTGACTTCATTCAGAAGTTCATCGTTCTTGGCCTTGAGGCCCTGTGTGGCCTTCTGAACCTCTGCGGCGACAAGGGCCGCAATATCAGGGCCTCCGCTACCGCCATCCTCAGCATTATAATTCATTGGATTATGAAGTGCGCGAATCAGCATTTTAGAATTACTCCTCAGGAGACCGCAATTAACCGATGCGATATACGGGCGCGGCACAGCCGCACGATTGACTATTGGTGCCTAGATCATTGTATATGTGGAAAGCAATAGCCCCCTTGCATGTGAGGCACAAATGGCGCCGCCAAAGAAGTATGAGAAGATCGACTTTACGCCCCCGCAGGGCGTGCGCGAGGCGGCAAAGCGTGGCCTTGAACAGCGCCGCAAATATGGGCGTGGCGGCCTTACGACTTCAGAGGCAGGCAAGCAGGGCATCGGCTCTGGCGTGGCCCGTGCTGCCACCTTGGCCGCAGGCAAGGACATTTCACCTGAGACGGCCAAGCGCATGAAGGCGTTCTTTGACCGTCATGGCGACGCACCGCAGGCTAAGCCCGCCGATGGTGGCCCAAGTGCGCGAGCCATCGCCATCAACTTGTGGGGTGGGCGTGCAGGCGAGGCATGGTCAGGCAAATTGGTGCGGCAAATGAAGTCCGCTGATGAGAAGGCGAAGAAGTGATGGATAAGCCACTTTGGGAAAAGAAGAATCCACGTAAGCGGTCTACGCCTTTAAGCCCGCAGGATAAGGCGGCTGCCAAGCGTCGTGCTGAGAAGGCAGGGCGCCCCTATCCGAATGCCGTGGACAATATCGCTCAAGCGCAGCGCGCCAAAAAGCGCACTTAAGCAGCGGACTTGCTTGGCACCACGCGCTCCAAGAACTCGTGAGACTTGGTGGCGAGGGAAGCTGCAAGACTGTCGCCAATAAAGTGGAACTTTTCTGGTGACGCCTTGGCTTTGCGCGCCACGGATAGCGCACTTGGCAGAAGGTCTGCCTTAGTGAACCACTTTTTGCCGTCTACCCTACCTTGGTCATCAAGGGTGGGACCAGAGGCATTACCCGCAGGCTCTTCCACGGTTGGCGCATAGTAATCTTCACTCTCGCGCCAACCAAACGGTGCGCCAGCGACATGGATACGCTTGGCGCCCATCCATTCCGCTAATGCGATGGCGCGGTTTACGACCGTGTATCCTCCACTTGCGACGCTTTCGTAGTTGCAATTTTGCGGGAAGAACTTCGCATAGATTTCCATTTCGCACAGATTCTCAGTCGCAGCACCGCAAGCAGAATGGAAAACAACCACATTGGCCCCGCCCCTAATGAGGTAGTCGAACATTCTCGGATGGCACGAAGAAGCAACGAAGTAAGTCACTCTTGGGTCGAGAGGCGTCTTTTTGATTTGCTTTTCGCTTGGGTCCATTGCGACAGAAAAATCAGGAATGATATCATATTCAGGAAGAATACGGATAGCCTGCTTGACCGCAAAAATCTTATAGCCTAAGCCCTGTAGTCGCTTGATCTCACGAAGCGATTGCGCCTTCACCAAAGAAGGCGCAGTCCCGCAAATCACAACGCCTTTTTCCTTAGAAAGTGCATCTTTTGTGACAAAAGGCAGGTTTAGGCTTGCAGCATATTCAATGTTCATCGGCAGAAAGCCGATTTCAGGGTTGACTAGCTTCAGGAAGTTTTGTTCCGCCATGATCGCCTGTGTTTAATGATCTACGGACCATCATTGGACCGATTCTGCGGCTTTATCTGCCCGCATCTGCGGCGCCTTGTCAATGATGTTCTTGACATCCATCGGGCCATAAGTCGAAGGAAGCATTTCACCTTCAAATAGCATACGGTAGTATGTCTCATCATCAATGTTGCCCGCTGCATGGGCACGGTCAAGTTGCAGCCAAGTGCGGTATTCAAGGGCTGCATCAACAAAATCACGGTTCAGTTTGACCTCAACGCCTTGCGGGTTGCGGCCATTCCAGCGAACCCAAATCTTAAGAAGTTCCGTTAGGCCCTTTTCGGCGCTGTCCACAATTTCATAAAGCAAGGACGAGTCGCCCTTGCTCCGCATCTCTGCCACTTGGCTTGACTCGCCCGCCGTGTTCTTACGGTCGGCCACAAGACGCGCGCCAAGGCTTGCCATCTGGGCTTCGAGTTGGGTGCAAGCGGATTCAAGATACTTTAGACCTTCGCCACGATATTCCAAAATACCGCAAGAGTTGGGCTGATCGACCAACCATACCGTGTTGGGGCCTACGCGATATTCGGGCAATTCATCACCTAGATTGGGTGCAATCGCCCAATAAGTCGGAGTGGCCGTGTAAAATTGGCCATGCGCCAACTGCGCGCTGCGCTGGAAATGAAGGACGTTCAACTCAGCGATATCAAGAACAGGCGACCGCTGCACTTTCATGCCCGTCTTCATGGGGCCAAAGCAGATGAAAGGCATCTCGCCTCGGAAGAAGCCACTGTCCGCCAGCATGGGCGCCACTTCGCTGCCCGGCTGGTAGGACGTGCTGTTATCTTTGCTCTTGACAGGAAACCAAAGGCGTTGGCGGTAGATACCATCTTCATCAAGGTAGAGTTCACGATAAATTGTGACTTCTTCTGAGCCGAAACCCGATTGGCTGTCTACCAGAAGGTCTTCCTTCAGCACGATCTGATTGGCGATAAGGCGCCCGTTATCGTCGCGCATATTGCGCCAATTGGTGATGTTCTCCGCCATGTAAGTGGTGAAGTAGGGCGTGCCCCCATTGGTCGGCGCGTCCACCAATGCGCCTACGCGGCCCATGCTTAAGATTTCGCGAACGATGGCGCGGGCGAAGACCGTGAAAGGCTGATTGTCAACCGTGCAGGTCTCAAGTTGCGGGCGCAGAACCTCAGCGCCGTTCAATATGATCTCAGGTTCCTTGCGGAAAATCATGCCGACAAGGCCGTTCAAAGTGCGCGCCGTGGCATTGAAGAACTGAGCGCGCTTCTTGTATGCCTCGTATTCACCCCAACTCATGCCAGAAAGCTGAGGTAGATACTTGTGGCCGCCTTCGCGGATGGCCTTGGCACCCTTTAGAACGTCTCGGATCATCTGCCAGTCGTCTTGGTTGGCGCTGTATTCCGCTGCGATGTCGGTGACTGGCATTGAAAAATTCCTGAATACGAAAACAAACGCCTTCGAGAAGGGTTAAGCGACCACGTAGTTAAAAGTCAATGCAGCCTTGACTTTAACACGCATGGAGGCGGATAAACAACGTCTGTAACGGTTTTTGGGAAGAATCTAATCATGTCAAGCGACAAGGCCGAAAAAGTGACGCCTATTCGCCCCGATGTGAAGGTGCAGCGTAAACAGAAGCCGCGCAAGTGGAAGTCTGGCGCCAAGTGGGATGTGATTGAGCATTACTATAGGATTGGCTGGGCGCTAAGCGACTTGGCCCGTCTGCCAGAAGCCAAGGGCGTCACGTCACAAGCCATTTCTAACCGGATAAGGCGTTACAACTGGACGCGAAATCTTGAACCCCGCGTAGCCGATGCAGCCCGTGCCATGATGGTTATGGGTATGGATGAGACAGGCAAACCGTCGCCTGAGGCACTGTCCCTTCTGCGGGGCAACAAGGCACGCGAAGATGAAGTGGTTCTGTCCTCCGCCGCGCAGATCGCGGAGCGCCTGACCACGACACGCAAGCGGTCAAAGCGCCTGGATAGCATTATTGACCGTATCTCCAATCTGCTTGAGACTGAAATCGAGTATCTGGAGGCGGAAGCCGAAACGCGCGAGAACCCTGATCGTGTTCGTGTGGAACTCAACCGCCTCACCAAGTCGATTGGCCAGCTTGTCACGGCAGTCTCCAAGGCCAATGAGGAGGAGCGCAATGTCCATGACCTGCGTCGCCTCATGAAGCCGAAGGAAGAAATCAAGCCGATGATCGTGAAGAAGCGGGCGGTGCTTGATTCTGAGGATGTATCTGAAGGCGACGAATGAACGCGATTAACAAACTGACGTGGGAGCCTGATCCTATTTTAGCGGATCGGGCGACAAGCAACCTCGGCCTCATGCCCTGGCAGGCGCATGTCTACCTACACCCCTGCCGCTATCGTGTGGTTGTGGCGGGGCGGCGAAGCGGCAAGTCGTTCCTCAGCAAGCACGAACTTTACCGCGCCGCCAATACGGTCTCCAAAGGTCTTGTGGTCTATATCGCGCCGACCTTGAAGATGGCCAAGCAGATCATGTGGCGCGAGTTGATGGATAGCGTGCCGCCTGAGATGATTGCGGAAATCAACCGCAGTGACATGTCGATTGTCTTGAAGAACACAGGCACGATGATTCGCCTCTTTGGCGCTGAAGTGCCTGACCGCCTGCGTGGCCTGTCGATTTCTTTTGCTATTTTTGACGAAGCGGCTGACATTACTGAAGTGATGTGGACAAAGATTGTCCGCCCCGCCTTGGCTGACCAACAGGGCGACGCTCTGTTCCTCGGCACCCCTAAAGTCAGCGCCGGTAGCAAGTGGTTCTATGAAGCCTATTGCGACGGTTTGGACCCTGGCAAGAAAAACTGGTATAGCTACACCATCAAGACGGTGGATGCCGGGATTGTGCCTGCTTCGGAAATTGAAGAAGCGCGGCAGACCATGAACCCCTATGAGTTCAGGACTGAATTCGAGGCGTCGTTCGAGTCTCCTACCGGCAAGGTCTATCAGCCGTTCCAGCGCAGCACGCATGTTGTCTCGCATATTGACGATGACGGGCGTTGCAACCTTCATCTTGGTTTGGACTTCAACCGTTTTCCCATGTCTGGTATTGTTTTGGTGAAATTTCTCAATGCTGAGGGCGAGGAGTGCTTCTGCGCCGTTGACGAAATATTATTGCCGAATGCCACCATCCAACGCTATGCGGACCTGCTTTCGGAAAGGTTCAAAGGCAGGAATATTACTATTTATCCTGACGCCTCGGGCAATCAGCAGCATACCTCGGCGGGCGGGAATACGAACCATAGCGTGCTGCGAGGCATGGGCTTCAAACTTGTCATGCCGCGCAAGAATCCCATGGTCAGTGACCGCATCAATATTGTGAATGGCGCCTTCTTGTCAGCCGCCGGTAAGCCTCGGCTTTTTGTCCATCCGCGCTGCAAGGAACTGATTACGTCGCTTGAAAGCCTTGGCTTTGATGACAATGGCAACGTCGCCAAGGTCGCACAAGGCAAATACACTCACTTGCCTGACGCCCTTGGCTACGCAGTTATGAACCTGATGCCTATCTCGCGTAGGCGGATTGGTTCGGGGGTTGTGAAGATGGCGGGGGGTTATTAGAAATCCGGCAGATCAAGCAAAAGAACAAAGTCCCGCAACTCCCGCCCGCTCATACCGAACTTCTCCGCCAAGACCTTTTCGCCTCTCGCTTCTTCAACCATGTCAACCCACTGAGTCTTGATATTTGACCGCCGGATGAGGGCGGCAAGCAAGTCTAGGTCCATGCGTGAAAGCATCTTAGCTTGTTGCTGGTAGTCCTCCCATGCCTCTACGGCGTAGGGGAACAGGGGCCGGATGATATCGAGAATGGCGTCTGCGTAGTCCCTGATTTCCTTTTGCGCGTGGCTATCCGTCCTCAGCGTCAGGAAGTGCAAAAGGTTGTGAAGGTCAATCTTCCAGTAAAGCGAGGAATAGGCGGTCAAGGGCAGGGTGATGCGGGCAAGCTCCCGCGCCAAGTCTTCCGCCAGTAGGGCCTTATAAGAGGCATAAGAGTATTCGTTATTGGCTTCAATGACGTTGCGAATTGCCTTTTGCTTGTGCAACGGAAACTCGCCTTCCCGCCCCTGCTTGTTGTCTAGCGACTGCGGTGCTAGGTCGCCCAAAGCAGGGGAGAAAAACATTTCGCGGATTTCGCTATAGCGGCCAGATTCTTCATTGACGCTTGCGGTGCGGTGCCTGATCCATTGGCGCAGCACGAAGATTGGGGCGCGGATGTGCAACTTGACTTCGCACATTTCTAGGGGACTGGTATGCTTATGACGCATAAGGTAGCGGATAAGTGCCCGGTCAGTTCTCGTGGCCTTGGTGCCCGTCTGGTAGGATACCCTTGCTGCCTCCACAATGGCGGCATCGCTACCCATGTGGTCCACGAGTCCGACGAAGCCGTGGTCGTGTATTTTGATATAGTGGCTAGGTAGCATATCGGATCACATGCCTCGTGCAGAGAGTGAAACCCTCAAAGGGCGGCTTGTTTTTAGGCGAAAAAGGCTTCCAGACAGAAAGCCCGTAAGTCTTGGCCTTTCGCGCCATATCTACCGTGCCCTTGCCGCCTGGGAAGGCAATGCAGGCATCCGGCTTGCCTTCTGTCAGCATCCGTGTGTTGCGGTCATGCCCTGCCATGAGGCCATGGCGCTTCCAATCAGGCAGGAAGATGGTTTGGTGGACGCCATGCAGGCTGGCCCATTGGCCTGCATGGCTGTCTGCACCCTTAGCGCCCCCATGAATGAGGGCGCCAATGGCGTAGTGCTTGTGCAACTGGCTCAACACATCATAGACTAGGGCCGCTTCATCGAAATTCCGCCCGCCGGTTACGAGTAGGCGCATGTGGTTGGAGAATCCGGTCAATCTGACTTCTCCACTCGCCAGCCATCACGCTCTGCGTGCGACCAGCGGTAGTTGGGGTTGGTGCTTGCCTTGGCGAGTGCCGCGATGATGGCTAGAGACCGGCTAGGTGCTACGACTTTCTGCACCCCGTTGGTTGCAACCCATTGGCTACCCATGTGTTCCGTCCTGCTTCTGAATGGAAGGCGGGACGATCTTACGCAGATTGGCAATCGTGGCAAGCGCCATCTTGTCGTGGATATGGCGCCGGCTATGCTTCAAGAGCTTGCGGAGCTTGTTGCGCTCACGCCTGCCTTCTGTCTTGTAAGTCTTGCACTTGGCAGCGTTCTTGCCTTTTTTGGAACCTTTGGCCATTGGTCGAAGTCCTTTCTCTATTCGTCCGTCATACTACGAATCTCATGCGCCTCCAAGGCCGCGCATATGCTTTCGCCACAAATCTGCCAGCGTCGGGCGGAGTTGTGGCCATACTGCTTTGCCGCTTTTACAGCCTCGGGTCCGTGCGGGCATCCGCAATCAACGTAGGCGGCGCAGCGTTCACGAATGGCCGGGCCTGCAACAGCGAGGGCAGCGCGTGCCGCCCGTGCGCAGTCGTATAGCCCTATGTCCATCGGCATCTCGTCACAGATGGCGCGTTGGATTTTCGCCAATAGGGGGTTCATGCCACTTCGCGCTCCTTGCCGCCGGTTCCATATCGCTCAGGCGCGCATCGCTGCACCACAGCAAGCAAGGTCGCCTCGTCAGTTGCCATGTAGATTGCCGTTGTGCTGACACTAGCATGGCCAAGTAGGTCCGCCAAGGTCCGGATATCCCCGCCGTTTTGGTAGATATGCGTGGCGAAGCTGTGGCGAAGGCTATGGGGCGAAGCAGTAGAAGGCAAGCCAAGGGCCTCACGAAGCCTCTGCATAAGACGGCGCAAGTCGCGGTCAGAGAAGCCCTCGAAAAGCCGTTCCTTCGGCTGATATAGCCGCCGGTAGGTGTTCACGGCCTGCGCCACAACAGGGAGAAGGGGGACTAGGCGCTCACGCCTGCCTTTTCCCACGATACGAATGGCGTCTGCGTCGGCGTCAACATCCGCCGGTAGGCTCAGAGCCTCGGCAGAGCGCAGGCCCGCGCCATACAAAAGCAATATAATCGCGCGGTCGCGTGCTACCTTCCACGCCGCGCGGTCAGGGCTTGGGCGGGAGGCGAGGCTGATAAGGGCCTCAGTCTGATTGGTGCTGAGGGCCTTGGGTAAGTGCCGCGCCTTGCGAGGGCCTTGCAGCGTTGCTGCCGTCTTGACGAGAGGCGCCGCCGGTTGGTTGCGCCTCACGAATTTGGCGTAGGTCTTGATCGCCGCAATGTGCCGCAGTTTAGTCGTAGCCGTGTTCTGCGCCTGGGTGGAGAAGAAGCGCCGCAGGTCGGCAGGCTGGGCATCGGTTAGCGGCGTAGCGCCTAGCGCCACCTGTGCCGCCTGTAGGGTCTTGCTGTAGGCCAGAAGGGTCTGCGGGCTGTAATTGCGCGCCCGCAGGTCCGTCAGGAAATCAGCGATCATCGCTAGGTGCCTTTGGCTCTGTAACTGTCGTGGCCGTTTGCCTGCCACGTCTGCCAGAAAGCGGCGGGCGTGGTCAGGCGCATGATGTCGCCCATGTGGCTGGCAGCGGTGTGGAAGCCACGCGCCACAAGGAAGTCATGGATGGCCTGCCACGCGGGCGCCATCTTGTGCCGCGCCACGCGCAAGTGCTGCGTGGCGCTGACTTGCTTGGCGGGTTCGATCACTGGTTCGCCTCCTTCAAAAATGTCCGCCTGATGCGTCTGATGCCCTTGGTGGCGTGCAACTGATATTCGACGCCATCGCGTTCAAACGTTGAGATGATCCGCCGGTTACGACTTCCACGCAACTGTGCGGAAGCAGGGCCGGGTGTGTGCTTGGTGCGCTTCTCCCATGCGGGGAAGTCGGCTAGGGTGGGGGTGAACTTCGAGGGCACTTTACTCTCCTTCAGCTTGGGCAAGAATCTGAATAGCATGGCGGTGGGCACGCGCAAAGGCCGGATTACCGTCCTCGTCATACTCAGGCAGGTGCAAAAGCACGTCATGAAGTGCCGCCCGCAAGGCATCAAAAAGCGCCTCAGAAGGTGCGGGGATTGCCTTATCCCGCTTCTTACGCTCAGGCTTGGCGCCGGTTACGACTTCGGCCACGGTGCTGGCGGTGGCCTTCTTCTTGCCGCGCGCTTTGGCCGTCTCGGCTGCCGCCGTCAGGACTTCCGCCGCCTGTTCGTCGCCTCGCTCTTGGATGGTTTCGAGTGCGAGCGTGGCGGAGACTTGGCCAGTTGCCACAAGTTCAAGAACCGGCTCAGGTGCGGCTTGGAGGTCAATATAGCGGCTGACTTGGATTTGCTGCGCACCAGTCCGCCGGGCGATCTCCGCTTCCGTCCAGCCAAGATTCAGCAGGCGCTTATAGACGGCGCCTTGCTCCAAGGGCGAGAGGCGCTTGCCGCCGTTTCTGATAATCTGCGAAAGCAGACGGTCCTTCTCGTCGCTGCCCTTCGGCTCCGTCTTGACAGGCACAGAACGGATTTCCGCCCCGTAAGTCTCAATTGCCCTCAGGGTGGCAAGCAGCCTGCAATGCCCGTCCGTCAGGACAGGCTTGCCGCCGTCCATGTAGACGGTAAGCGGCTCCTGCACGCCAATGGCGGCAATAGACCGGGCCAGTTCATCGACATGCGCCTGATTGTCAGGGTCGCGCATATCGCGACTGTTCCATCCATCCTTGACCGTGATGTTATAGGGGTTGAGGCGAAAGAGATCGCTGCGGTCAGTGGCAAGCGCCTTCAGTCCGCCGGTTCGGCTTTCCGCTTCCGCCTTGAGGGCCTGGGCTGCGGTGCTGGAGGGGGTCGCGTAGGTGGCAAAGTCGAAGGACATTGGTTTGGGTTCCTTGCGGGTGTTTGTGGCCTAAGCAGGCACGAATTTAGCGTTGCCGTCAAGCCGATAATTGACGTTCGGCCTGATATTGTCTTCGCCAACGTATGCAACAGCGAGGCGCCGCCGGTTGTTCCGGTCGTAGTAGTAAATTTGAAGCATCCCACCTTCGCCCGCCGTTGCGGTTCCAGAGTAGTCCGCCGTTGCGGTTCCATAGTCGCCCGCCGTTGCGGTGCCACTGTAGCCTGCCGTTGCGGTTCCGTAGTGGCCCGCCGTTGCGGTTCCACAATGGCCCGCCGTTGCGGTTCCATAGTCGCCCGCCGTTGCGGTGCCACTGTAGCCCGCCGTTGCGGTTCCATAGTCGCCCGCCACAGCCACGCGCCGGTCTTCAACGGCGACGTTCGCGCCGATCACAGCGGCGTTAGGATAGCGCGCCTTCACGAGCGCCGTCGCCTCAAGTCGGGAGCCAGCAAAGATGACTTCAGCGGTGGGAAACTTGACCTTGCCGCCGAGGTCAACGAACGTCTCGACTTCGGCCACGAGCCATATGGCGTCGCTGCCCCAGTCAGCAAGGGCGCCCTCGCCTTCACCACGCAAAAAGCCGTGCAGCCCGTTGCCACACTTGGCCGCGCGGTTCCAGTCAGGTGCGGCCACAAGGCCAGAACGCGGCCACTGAAAGCCGCCGTGGCTTTGCATGTTGGCATCGCAGGTGCGGAGAATCAGGTGCTTGGTCATGGTTTGGGTTCCTTGTTGATGTTCGTAGCCGTGCCCGTTTCGGGCGCCTCAGTCAATAACTAATTTTCGCCGCCCAAGAGCGCCGCCCTTGCAAGCCCGACAGCTTGCCGGGCGCGCTGGATATGCTCGGCGGCTTCCTGCCGCCGGTTGACGCTCAATCGGTTAAGGTCGCGGAGCATTTCGGTCAACTCGTGTCGGTAGCCTTCCAAGGTCCGGGCAAGGTCGGCGGAGGTCCGGGGCATTTTCTATCTCCAAGGGGTGCGGAGGCTGATAATCCACAAGCCAAGGCGCAGCGTCAAGGAATTTCGCCCCCGTAGCAGATAGGGGCCAAGGCTGTAAGGGTCGGCGCGGAGCCGTTTGACTTGCAGCACTAGGCTTGCCCCCTCGGCCTATAGAAGATGTGGCCGCCAATTTTGGCGGTCTTTTGCAAGTGGGGCCAGTGGGGTTTGACGTAGGCGGCGTGGAAGTAGGTTGCCCCTTTGGAGGGGTCGGGCGCTTTGCCTATGAGGGCAAAGCGCGCGACTTCACGGGCAACCGCCCACTGCAAAGGGTCTCTGGCTTGGCGCAAGGTCTTTGCGTTGCAGGCCCACGAGAATTGGCACCGGGCGCCTTTCTTCTGATAGACCACGGCGCAGATGGATTGCGGGAAAGCCGGGGACTTCCGCCGGTTAAGGACAACTTGCGCCACGGCAAGCTGGCCCTGCACGGTCTGAGTCTTGGCCTCGTAATAGACCGCCTCCGTCAGACATTGGAGGTCCGCCGGTACCCCCTTGGGTGCTAGGTGCAGGGCGTAGGACAGGGCGAGGGCGTCTAACATTGGGGCTTGTTCTCCTTCCACCATTGGCGCAGGTCGCGGAGAAACTTCGCCTCCTTTTCTGGGATTTTGGTGGCGCCGGTTAGCCATTGGTGGACGGTGGCTTTTGACTTGTAGCCGAACCATCCAGCAATATTAGTATGCGAAACGCCAAGGCTCTTGAGGTCGGCCAGGGCGGCGCGAAGCTCGCCCTGGTCCATGTCTGAGGGGTCGAGGTGCCTCACGAGATGCGCCACACGCGCAGGCCATCGGCAAGGCGGCGGCTGGCATATTTGGCGCCACGCTTGCGGGAGTGATAGATCATGAGGCACGAAATGACGCCTCGCTTTGCCTTTGCCTTCTTGGGGTCGGCTGGCAAGGGGATGAGGAAACTATCGCCTGGGGTCATCTTGGCGAAAGGGTATTTTGAATTGTACCCGGCGAGGGTGCGACGGGCGGCGGGGAGGGGGATGTTTCGGTCAATCTTCATGGTGTGGAGGTTCCTTGGTGGGGTGAGAGTTATGGGAGCGGTAGGGTTAGGGGCTACTCGCCCCCTTCCTCCGGGGTCCAGGTGAAGGAAAGCCAAATGCCTGCCACCTTACGGGCCACGGCGCGGCAGCCTTCGAGCTTGCCTTGGGTCCAATAGCAAGTGCCTTCCGCGTCTTCGCGGTCATGGGCAGCCCAGCCGTGCGGGCAGTCCGCGCTAATCCGGGGGTCGGCGGGGTCTTCAAGGCCATGCGCTTCCGCTGCGTCGCGGAGGTCGTCGGCAGCCTGTTCGATTTCTTCGATCAGATCGTGGACGTTCCGGCTGATAACCGTGTATGCAATGGCATACGCATACGCACACATGGCCTGTTGCCAGTCGGCGGCCTTGTAAGTATCGCCGCCGGTCATGTCTTCAGCGTCGGGTGCTTCGCGCTCGTAGTCGCTGATAATGTCCAGGCACGCGCTGGTATAGATGCACGCGCTATCGGCGGCGCTGCTGGCCTGTTCCTCGGCGTTGTCGCGGAGCGCGTCAAGGTCGAGCGTTTCCATGCCATAGATGGCATCGCTGATGCAGTCAGCGGCGGCGGCTTCGAGGTTGGTGCGGGCCATGGTGGGGTTCCTTTGTGGGTTTGTGGTGGGGTGTTTATGGCCGGTTAGGCGGCAGAGTGCAAGGGGTTTTTTTTGGTGCCGGTTAGGTATGAGACGCGTTGTAAGTCGGCCTTTCCCGAAAATTGGGGGAGTATCTATCCCCTAACCATTCTCGAACAATCACCATCTTTTGAGTGTCTACAATGTGAGCCCATTCTGCCCACCGGCGGCTGTCTTCGTCGTCTGGTTCGGGGTCCGTGATCCACTCGGGAATCTCTCCTTTGCGCAGATATTCGAGGGCGCTTTCGGGCGTGTCAAAAAAACCTCTGAAGTCCTCCCATCCCCCTTTGGGATAGAAATTTTCGCCAGCAAAAAGCATGTATCGGCACATCGGCGGTCGCCTTTCGTTTAGTAGCGGGGTTTTTGTAGCCGGTTAGGCGGCAGAGGTCAAGAGAAAAACGATATTCTCAGCGCGCTTTTTTGCCTTCGTGGCCCGCCGGCTGGCAACCGTTGCGGCAGCTTCCGCCGCCCGGATAGCGGCAGCGGTGGCGCGGGCGGCTTCCTTGCGGGCGCGTTCGGCCTTGTGTTCGGCGGCTGCTACGGCAGCAAGGGCGGCGGTGGCGCGGGCGGCGGTCAGGCGGGCCAAGGCTTCTGGGGTCATTGGTTGGGGTTCCTTGTATTGGTTTTTGTAGGCTGGCCAATCGCCAAGGGCGCGCCGTGGCGCGGGGCAGCCTGCCCCCGTGGGAGAGGGGGCATGGGGGCTGCTTATTGGCGGACGTTCTCGGCTTCCCACACGTAGTAAGCAAAATCATCTGCGGAGATGCCAAGGTCTTCGAGAATTTTTGTTGCGACTTGCGGGTTCTCAAAAACGAGATCGTGCAAGTTGGCTTTGCGATTAAGGCCCTCCGTGTAGTAGGAAGCATGGAAGTCACGCGCGCCGAAGTCGTCGGGGTCGGTGGGGTTCCGGCTGACTGGCAGGGTAGAAGGATTGAGCGCGCAAACCTTGTTAAGAAGGTGCGCCGCAAAGCCAACATCTAGGACTTCCGCCGCCGTATGCTGGCTGTAGTAACCCACAGAGATATTCGTGCATTCCGGCACGAGGCGGGTATAGTTGGCCGTGTCGGTGAACGTGCCGCCATCGTCAAGCGTGAAATTGGGGCCGAGTTGCGCCGCCAAGGCGCGGCCAAACGTATCGGAGGCGCACCGCCTAAACTGGTGCGTGATAACGCTATTAGTGCCCTTGCGGTCAAACGCAATGGCGTAGTCAATGCCGTTGAGCAAGTGCGGGGTTTTAGTGGCGATATAGTCAGAACCAATGCCGCCGACTTCCTCCGCATGATGGAAAATGTAAAGGCCCGGAATTTGGCGCAGGATCATTTGCCGCATAAGCCAAACGCCCACGGTGCAATCAGCGCCAAGGCAGTTGGAAGGGGACTTGTCTGCCAGATAGAGCATCCCGGCGGCGTAGGTAAGGCGCTGCTTGCCGTCCTGCTTGTGAACGGTATCGGTATGCGACGACCATAGAACGGGCGCATTGCCGATACGAACGATGCGGTTGCCTGCCTTGTCGGTCTTCATGCCCGGCAGCTTGTCAATATACCTTTTGCAAAATTCCTTGACGGTCGCGCCATCATGGGGGCGGCAAAAAGTGTGCATCTGCAAAAGCTCTGCAATCGCAGGGTCTTGGAAGTCGGGCGCCTTGGTGAAAGGCTTGGGCGCTAGTGGGGTGGGCCGGTTGGCTTTGGACATATGGCGGCTTTCCTTGTGCTGTTTGTCGTTAGGTGGTTTACAGCCGGGGTGGTCATGTGGGGTCAAGTGTTTTTTTTAGCCATGCATTGCCCGATACCAGCGCATCGCGCCGCGAAGGTCCGAACCGAACGCCTCGCGCGCCACTTGATCGGCCAGGGCGTCAAGCTCCGGGCGGTAAGCATCCGCGCCGCAATCGAGGCTGGCCATCACGGGCAGGGTGACATCGACGCCACCATGGAAGCGCGCCATGCGCCACACATAATAGGCGCGGCGGTCCCGGGGCCGGGCGGTGCGGAGGCTGCCGGGCTTGCGGCCCTTAATGGCGGCGCGGATTGCGGCCTCATCAGGGGCGGCATTGGTTCCGGCACCCTCGCAAGTGTGGCAACCATAGCGGCGCTCCGGGTAAACCTTGCCCTCTAGGCTGGTGAAGCCTGAGATAGTCTTATAGCCGAGGCCGTTGCAGTCGGTGCAGGTTCGCATGGCAGGGTTGCCTCTTGCTTAGGGGTTTGGGGAAGGTGGGCGGCTGCTAAGTTAATCGACTTTGACCGCCGCAACCATGAAATGCCAGTGCGGAACGCGCCGGGCGCGGGCGGTGGCTTCCTCGCGCGCCTCCGCCTCTGTGTCATAGACCGCAACCGCCATGGTTGCGCGATAGGTGGCCTTGGGGCTGGCGAAGATGGCGAACATTAGAGAAACCCTTTTGCGATTGCGCGTTCAACCAGGGGGCGCCACGCGGACAAGGGGGCGTTGCCCCAACCGGGCGGAACGAGCCGCATAAGGTCTCCCGGCGCGTTAGCATCTAGGCGCAGCGTTTTGCCGTCTAGGGTTATTTCTGGATCTGCAACCCTGGCGCCTGCAAGGCGCTTATAACTAGCGGTGACGGTGTATCGCATGGGGCGGGGTTGCCTTTCGTTAGTTGGCCAACGCCGCGTCAACCGCGATGCGGCTGACCAGCGTCAGGTTGCAATCGAGCACGTTCTTTTCGTCTGCTACGTCGTCCCACTTGATTGAAACCAGGACGCGCCCGCCGAACGCCTGCCCGCCGGTGACAGTCCCGCGCGCAAACGGCGCCCAGCCGGTTCGCTGGCCGGTTGACTTGAGGAAGGCGGAGGCATAGGCGACTCGGTCGCCTGGGGAAAATGCCTTTGCAGCTTTGCGGGACATGGGGCGGGGTTGCCTTTCGTGTTGCGTTGTTCGTGAGATGATATGTAGCCGGGTTGGCGGTATGGTGCAAGCGGTTTTTTCGGTTTATTTTGATTTTTTTTCTGGTGCCGCCGGTTGGGTCTATGGTTCCGCCGGTTAGGTGCCGCCGGTTGGGGTTCCGCCGGTTAGGTGCCGCCGGTTGGGGTTCTATGGTGCCGCCGGCTGGGTGCCTGGGTATTTGCGTGTTTAGTTATATTCGTATATTCGTATATTCGTATATTCGTATATTCGTATATTTGTATATTCGTATATTCGTATATTCGTATATTCGTATATTCGTATATTCGTATATTCGTATATTCGTATATTCGTATATTCGTATATTCGTATATTCGTATATTCGTATATTCGTATATTCGTATATTCGTATATT